ATGAGGAACACTATCTCAATCACCAGACTAACAATCATTGGAGAGGTCTCTACATTCTACATGATGTTGTCAATGGTTCTTTTGATGAAATGCCAGTTAGTTTGAAATACTTAAGGAAGAAATATGCTGGATTTCAGTAAATATAGTATACCTGATTTATGGAGTTTATATCGTATTAGTAAAATAAGACTTGACAAATTAAAAAATCAAGAGAATGACTACTATACACCTCCTGAAATAGAGTTTACAAATACAAGGATAAAAGAAATACTTACTGAGATCAATGGAAGGGAACAAAATGCAACAGTTAGCTAGTGAAGTACAAGTAGGAGGAGATCACTACAAAGGATTTCCAATACAACCTGCTTATTTCTGCCATATAAACAAGATACCTTATCTAGAAGCAACAGCTATTAAGTATCTTTGCAGGTGGCGTAACAAAGGGGGCGTACAGGACTTAGATAAAGCCATACATTTCATACAGTTAGTTAAGGAGTTTGAAAATGTTGACGTTAAATGAGTTAAAAGAGAAAGTAGCAGAACAGATTACAGAGTTTGACTTAGTAGATTTACTAGGACTAACTACTTGGGATCTAGTAAATGCTTTTGAAGATAAACTTGAAGCTAAGTATGCCCAAATTTTAGATGAACTTATATTAGGAGAGTTTGAAGATGAGTAAAAACGATATCACAGGTGACAAATTGATCAGTAAAACCAACAGCAAGCAGTACGTAGACAACTACGATTTGATATGGGGCAAGAAAGACGTACCCAGCGTGGCTGACGACATCGCACAACACATTGAAAACTATAAGGTCGGTCATAAGCAATACACAGATGAAGAGTTGTTCGGTAACAAATAGCATCAAATGGGGGGAACTCACACTTCCTCCTATAAATCTCTACAGTGTGCCATATATAACAAGAGGAAACTTAATGGAACTACCAAGTATATACCAATCAATCATACATCGGAGTCGATACTCTCGATACCTTGATAAAGAGCATCGTCGTGAGTCATGGGAAGAGACAGTAGATCGTCTTATCACATACTTAAAGACACAAACTAAAGATGTAGAGATACCTTATGAAGAACTAAGATCTTCTATTCTAAATCTAGAAGTAATGCCTTCTATGCGTCTTATGATGTCAGCAGGTGAAGCAGTAGAGCGAGATAACATTGCAGCTTATAACTGTAGTTACCTAGCAGTCAATAACAAGCGAGCGTTTAGCGAAGCTCTATACATCCTTATGAATGGTACAGGTGTAGGATTTAGTTGTGAACGTCAAGAAGTCAATAAATTACCAGCTATTCCTGAGAAATTACGTGAGGTAGATGATGTCATCTTTGTACAAGACAGCAAACTTGGATGGGCAAAAGGATTCAAAAAGCTTCTCTCTTCTCTCTGGGAGGGAGATATCCCTAAGGTTGATTACTCAAAGATTCGACCAGCTGGAGCAAGACTTAAAGTTTTTGGTGGAAGAGCATCAGGACCTGAGCCTCTTAAACGCCTCTTTGACTTTACGATTAAATCGTTTAAAGAAGCTAGTGGACGAAAACTCACTAGTATTGAAGTACACGACATAATGTGTATGGTAGGTGAGATTGTTGTGGTAGGTGGGGTACGTCGCAGTGCTCTAATCTCACTCTCTAATCTTACAGATCGTCGTATGCGTGAAGCTAAAATGGGAGCATGGTATAATGATAATCCACACCGAGGACTTGCTAACAACTCAGTTGCCTACACAGAACGACCAGATAGTGAGACTTTCATGGAAGAATGGTTATCTCTGGTTAAATCAAAGTCAGGTGAACGAGGAATATTTAATCGTATTGCTGCTCAAACTCAAGCTGCTAAGTGGGGACGACGTTCTAAAGATCACAGTTACGGAACCAATCCATGCTCAGAGATTATCCTCCGTGATAAACAGTTCTGCAATCTTACGGAAGTGGTTGTACGGAACGGGGATACACTCGAATCTCTTGAACGTAAGGTTAAGTTAGCTTCTGTTCTAGGTACTATTCAATCTACTCTCAATAAGTTTCAATTCTTGAGTGAAGAGTGGGTAGCTAACACTTCAGAAGAACGTTTGTTAGGTGTTAGTTTAACAGGTATCATGGATTGTGAGTTTACTTCTGATCCTTTACCTTCTGCTTTAGAATACTTACGAGATGTTGCTAGGAAAACAAATGAGGAACTTGCTGAAAGACTTGGTATTCCTGCTTCTACTGCTATCACTGCTGTTAAGCCTTCAGGTACAGTCTCTCAGTTGGTGGACAGTGCTAGTGGCATTCATGCTCGACACAACGATTATTACTTACGACGTATTCGTATGGATAAAAAGGATCCGATCTACGAATATCTAAAAAGTAAAGGTGTTCCAGTAGAAGATGAAGCATTTAGACCTGATTCAACTGCTGTCTTTGGCTTCCCAATGAAGGCTCCTACTGGTGCTATTACTCGTAACTCTAAGTCAGCTATCGAACAGTTAGAGTTGTGGTTAATCTATCAGCGTCACTGGTGTGAACACAAACCTTCAGTCACTATCTCAGTAAAAGATGAGGAGTGGGTAGAAGTAGGTGCTTGGGTTTGGAAATACTTTGATGAAGTAAGTGGTGTGTCTTTCTTACCTCACTCAAACCATACTTATGTACAGGCTCCTTACGAAGATATCGATGAAGAGACTTATCATAAGTTATTAAGTGAAATGCCAACAGATATTGATTGGAGTGATTTTATAGAACTCGATGATAATACTGAAGGTGCCCAACAACTAGCGTGTGTATCAGGAGTGTGTGAGTTATGATAGAATTTACATGGGAAACAGTAGGTGGTTTAGTCTTTGGTGCTGAAGTTATGGACAATCAGGATTTTGATGTCAAAGGTGATAACTTAAAATGGGTAGTAGTACTTCATGTGGGTATACTGAGGTTAGTATTCAGTAAATACATTATGGAAAGTTGAGTAAATAGGGTCAAATCGTCATAGACCCTACTAGAAGAAGCTACAACGAGTTTAAGGTATATTTTGATACAAGTACATCAACTTATAATTTAAATGCGTTGTAGCTCGATTCTAGAGGTCACTTTTACAGATATTTATCAAATAATCCACGTAATTGACTAGTTTCTGCCTTCCTTCGTATTTCTTCTGCTTTTTCCAATTTATTCTCTAGTCTAAGCTCTTTCCTCTCTAACTTTTCAGTTAGTACATCTTTAGGATCTCTTAAATAAGCAGTAGGTTTACCATATATTGGGAATCCAGCAGCAGACATAAACGCTCTCCATGCTTCTTCTCCTTCTGGAGCTTGTAAAGCAGAACCAACAGAGAACGGTGCAGCTAACTTAGCAACTGTTCCAGCTCTCTCTAAGTAGTTTCCACCTTGATCATCTAAGAAAGCTAACGCAGCTTTAGGGAAGAAACCTAATTTATTTTTAAGTGTCTTAGCTGGATCCATCAACCAGTGTACAGCTTCCATAGAGTGTTTAGCTAACTGTTGAGTAGTACCATCAGCATGCTGAATACGAGTTGGATCTTCATTCTGCCAGATGTGCTGACCAGAAGTACCTAAGTTAATTGCATCTAAGATAGTTAAATATAGTAAACCAGTATTAATCATATACCTACGAGACAAGTCAGCCTCATTCATAGGTTTCATTATACCCTTAACGCCTGCTTTAACATCCCACTTAGCAGGATTAATCTTATCAGGCATACCTTTAAGGAAAGAACCTAGAGTAGAAACTGTCCAGTCAGGAGCAAACATAGCTACTTGAGCCCAAGCTCTACTTTCTATACCTGCACCGTGGATTGCTAACTGTCTAGTAGTTTTATTCTTAATAGAAGCAGCAGCTTGCAACCATTGCAAACCACCCATAGTGTGATTCACTGAGTTAGAGATACGTTCTGCTAACTTAAATCTAGCTTCATTGTATGCAGGAGTACCTGGAACTTCTGTAAGATTCTTTTCTGCCTTAGTCATTAGATCTTTAAATAGAACTAACTTACCACCAGTATGCATGTAGTCCCAAGTAAAGGTATTCATCTTTTGTAGAATAAACTTATCTATAGGAGCAGTTACTTGACCTACTACTTTAGTACCCCCAAACATCTTCTTATCTACATAAGCACCAAAGTCAGCCACAATAGATCTCTGTACGTCTTCTGTACCAATCTTTGTACCTGATTTAATAGCTAACTCTGTATACTCAGACATCTCTCCTTTTCTCATGTCTCTTACTGCTTTACGAATACCACTACCTAATGTGATAATCTCTTTAAAGGCTAACTTAGGAGATGCACCAGCCATAGCCCAACCAAGAGATGGAGCATGGAATAGAGAACCTGCTACGTTAAGAGCCTTAGTAAGCATAGCTGTCTGAACTAATGCATTCTTAACAGCACCAATATCATTACGTTGGAACATAGTATCAAGTATAGGAGCATAGTCTGGATGTACAAATGCACCTTCCATTTGACTAGCACCACGACTAGTGTATGCTACATACTTATTTCTAAAAGCAAATGCAGGATCTGTTGATATAATTGGATTCTTAGTACCTATAATAGTAGTAGCTTTTAAATCATCTATTAGATTCTTCTGAGCAATAGCTTTATTCATAGAAGTCATGTAAGCTTTTGTTATAGTAGCTATATCTCTATGTACAAATAACTTAGGATCTATGGTATTTAAGTAATCTTGAAGGTCATTAGCAGTATTAAACATACGCTCTTTAGACGAATCTGTTTTAAAGGACTCTTGTCTTAGTTTAAAGAATCCTTCTAGAGCCTGTGCTAGACCTTCTTCTGATAGTTTACTCTGAGATTTATCTACTAGTAGAGGTACATAGTTATTTAACATACCCTGAATAACACCAGCATCTCTAGCAACTATACCTAACTCATCGTAACTATTTCTAACTTTTTCTAGAATAGGTAATAGATATTCAGTAGAACCAAATCTCTCTTTCTTTTCTAAAATATATTTAATACGCTCTTGACTTCTTAATCGTTTCTCTATTTCAGATTCATAGTATAAACGTTCAGGTTCCCTTAAAGCAGGATTAGTAAGCTTCTGACGAGTTTGTAATATAACATTTTCATGGTTATCAAAAGCTTTTAACATGTTACTACGGAATGCAGGAACATCAGCATCAGCCATAATAATAGTACGAGCTTTACCACCTTCAGAGTTTCTACCTAAGGCTGAAGATATCTCAGCAAAGGTATCTTTCTCTAACTGAGGATTAGCCCTATCTTTAGGCATGTTTTTAAGTACTTCTTCTCTAAGTAAAATCTCATACTGAGAAGCTTGTAAAGCACTTAAGTCAGTATCATTCTGAGCTCTCCAAGTTTTCTGGGCAGTTAACTGCTCTTGTGCTAAAACTTCTTGTTCTATAGAAGAAGGAACAACAGGCTTACCTGAAATAAGATTACCTGCTTTACTTAAACCTCTACCACCAATAAATGGAGTAGCAACTACGTTCATAGCAACCTGTGTAGGATCTACTTCTCCCTTCTGGAAGTACTGTACACCAGCATCAATAGCACCACCAACAACACCTAAAGCAGCAGTTGTTGCTTTATCTACTACAATCTCTCCTGTAGCAAGCATCTTAGTAGGTAGACCTAGTTTAGTAAGAGGAGCAAAAGAAGCTAGACTACCTGCAACAGCAGATTTTGGATTCTCTTTATAACCAGCAGCAAGATAGTTTTTAGTACTCTGTGGAAGAAACTCATCTTGTATTCTTCGAGTTACTTCAGCACCACCAAACATCCCTAAAAGAAATGCACCAACTTCTACAAGAGGTGCAGCAGGACCTGTAAATGCAGCAACAGGAGCAGCAAGAGCAGCAGTAGCAGAGCCAGCAGCTAGACCTCCAGCAGATGGTATAAGATTAGCAACAGCTTGTGAACCAAATGTTTCTAGAGGAGTTTGAGATTCTTGTTTATTAATTAAGAATTGATTTACATCTATTAGGGTACTTTTAGGTTGAGTAATAGCAAACTGTTCAATATCAATAAGGTTACTTTGTTTTGCAGGACCTATGTTACGTCTTGCAATTTCATATTTAACAATATAGTTTTTAGTTTCAGGTGGAACATAGTCTCTCCAAGATCCTCCCTCTTTTTCTGCCCTAGCAATAGCCTTTTGAACACCACCAGTACCTGCGTTATATGCAGCTACACCCTTTAGTTCATCACCACCAAAGTCTTCTTGTTTCTTTTTTAAGTAAGCTTTAGAAAGAGTCTTATTATAGTCTTCATTATAAGAAAGAGCTAATGGATCCCAAGCAACACCAGCTAATTTAGCTGCTTCAGGACCTGTAGCAGGCATGATTTGACCTATGCCTAAAGCACCTACTGGAGACGTTACTACAGTATTGTCAGCATTATACTGTCTACTACCACTTTCTATTTTCCAAATAGCTTCAGGTATAATAGAAGAAGGAGTAGGAGATTCTTCCTCTTTCTTTACTAAGAATTGTTCAATATCTATTAACAAAAAAACTACTCCTAGTTAAAAAGAGGTTTAGTATAAGGAACTATTTGATCTTTCATAAGAACTGATGTACCACTCTTAGAAGATCTACCTGCAATAGGAAGATTCATTTCTTTTAGTATTTTAGCTGCTTCTTCTGCTTTATATCCAAGAGAACGTAGTTTAGCTATTCTAGCACCTTCTGATTTATTTAATAAAGTTTGTTTAAGAGTTTCCATATTCTTTTCTATAGCAGAAGCACTACTAGGTATAGCATCATTTTCTTTTTTAAGTGCTGCTTTAGCTGCTTTTCCTGCAACGGTTTTAATAATACCTTTAGCTGTAGGCATGGCTATACCAGAACCTAAAACTAATGTACCTAAAGCAAGCATAGTCTGAGCACCTTCTTGTTGTCTTTCAGTCACTTTTTTACTAGAATCTGCAGCTAGTGCTTCAAGTTTAGCTTTAGCATTAGGACCTAACTTACTAACAAAAGCTTTATCATTTAACTTTTCTTTAGCATAAGCAGCAAATTTATCTGTAAGTTCTCCTTGAGCTTTTAAATCATCTTTATAGTCTAACCAGAAATCATTTATAGCATTATAAACAACTTTACCAGCATTACCTATTTTTTGCCAATCTGTTTCTTGATTTAATTTAGCTAAGAATGCAGCTTCAAAGTCAGCTTTCTTTTGTTCTTCTTCAGATAACTTAGGCTTAGGAGGAACAACTGCAGTAGGTTCAGCTGCTGGTGCAGCAACTTGAGTAGCAGGTGCTGCAGGATTAACTACTGGAGTAGGAGTAACTGTAGCAGCAGTAGGTTGAACTTGATCAGGATATGTAGCTTTAAAATTAGCAAGTAAAGCAGCAGCATTATACTTAGGATTCTTTAATGCAGCTTGGACATTAGCAAAGTCTGCTTCATAAGTTGTTTTAGCAGTAGTAGACGTAGTTGCACCTTGTGGAGCATTAGTAGTAGTAGTAGCACCAGTAGACCACGTAGTAGGAGATTCATATCCAGTGTATACACGTTCCCCTGCAGCCATCTGCATATTACCTATCTCTTGAATCTCTTTCTTAATTTGTAATATATTAGCATTAGTTATATTTTTATTAGTGATTCGTAATCCCTCAGACAATAAAGGTGACTTAGCTGGATCAGTATACATTGCTAGATTATCTTGTTCAATCTTAAGTCTATCAACCAAAGAGTCAACTGTTTTACTTAAATTTTTATTATACTCTACTTTGTCTTGTTGTCTATATTTATTGAAGTCTCGTTTAAATTTATTAGCTTCTGAGATCACAAACTTAGTTTTCTCTTGCTCTAATTTCATTTCTAATTGTTGTTGTTGAGCCTTTATTCGATCTTGTGCTATATCTTCTCTACTTCTAGCAGCACCATTATCAGCTTGTTCTACCATTCCACGTAGAATACCCTTTCTTTCGGAAGGATTAACATTACGATAGGGACGAGCAGCTTCTTCACCAAGTTCTTTTGCAATCATATCAACTTGTATATTATAAAACTGTTCTTGTAATTCAGGAGATTGAGTATCCCAAGATGTAAGAATCCCATTAGCTCCTCTAGCTATTTTTTCAAGAACTTGTAGCTCTCTCTTACTATTAGAGTCTTTAAGTGCATTTTCATTAAGAGTCATTTGTTGACTAATTTGAAGAGATTTCATACGAGCTTCTGCTGCATCTCTAGGAAGACCATCTTCTTCTAAACGATCAGCTATAACACTAAGAGCCATTGCTGGATTCTTTAACTCTTCTGGAGAAAGTGTTTTAAATACAGAGTCCATAATTTGAGCTCTACGTAACTCAGGATCAGCAGACTGACCTCCAAGTAGAGTATTAATCTCCCTACCTATACGTCTACCCATGTTTACACGAGAGTTATAGTTTAAAGCCATAGGATCTAACTGAGCATTTAGACGAGTCTTATCCTCAAATGCTTGATCCTGAGTCTTCCTAAGAGTTGCTGCAGAAGGACCAAACACATTGTCCCATTCTCCAGGCATTAGTTGATTAGCTTGTGCCATAGTTATTAAGCTCTCTCATAGTTAGAATTGTTAAAGGAGTCAAAAGACTGAGAATCAGGTAATGGATTAAAGTCTGGAGTTCTTCCCCAGATCTTACCCCAGTCTACAGTTCCTATTTGATCTAATGCACCACTCCAAGTATCTCTACTAGTAGCTTGATTATATAATTGATTACCCCAGTTTTGTTGGTTAATAGCTTTATTATATGCAGCAGCTTCATTATTTAATTGACCTGCAGTACTACCCATATTAAGACCTAGAGCCATAGAGTTAGCACCTAAAGCTTCAATATTAGAACCCATACCAAATAGAGTATTAGCTGTATCATAAGGTTGAGTCAAGTAGCTTTGACCTAGACCATACATAGCGTTAGCTCTTTGTAGAGTTTCACCTTGTATAGCACGAGCTCTATCTTCAGATGCTAGAGCAAGTCTACTATTCTCTTGTTCACGAGCCTTAGCTAAAGCAAACTGTTGAGGATTCACATAACCACCATCCATACCAACACCAGCACCAAGAGTACCTCTACTAAACATTAAATCATTTAGACGACTAGACTCAGCTTCACGAGCTGGTTCTAGTAAAGCTAGATTTTTATTAAAGTAATCTTGAGTCATAGACCCAATATCCATATTTGTAGCTTCACCAAATAAACCTTTAGCATAGTTTATATTCTGATAAGCATACGCAGGATCAGCAGAGTCTAAAGCAGTAGTAGCTCCTCCATACATTCTATCTCTAAAAGACTGTAGTCTAGGATCTAGAGAATAAGTTGCAGTTTTGTTAGCTGCATCTATTTTAGAGGTACCAAAACCAGTAGTTACACCATAAGGAACAAATCCAGGTGCTTGTGCTGAAGTAGCACTACCTCCACCGCCACCACCACCTCCACTATCAAGTGCACCAGCTACACTACCAGCAGTACTAAGCCATTTTTGCCCTGTAACTGCACCAGCAACTTGAGCTATCTTACCTATTTTCTTAAGTAATCCCATTTTCTTTTACCTTTTATATTTAATTAGGCAGTGCGTTGCCACATATAAACTACAACATACGGTTGGAGGTTAGCGTTAGTTCCACTTACACCTGCAGAAGCTACTGTAGTAGCAACAGTTATGCCAGTTGTTGCTGTATTAGTTCCTGGAGAAAGAAGTGTTAGATTTGAACCTGTTAATGCCCCTGCTGCAACACTATAGCCATCTCCACTACCATTATTATATCTTAATTGGACATTATGTGCGTGACCTGGATCTGTAACAGGTGAAGTTGCAGTATGAGTGTGGCTTACTACTACAGCATCAGCACTACCACCAGTAGCTCCAGCACTAAATGCACCTCCATTTCCAACTAAAACACGACCTGCACCAAAAGATACCCAAGTACCAAATCCAAATAATGAATTAGGATTAGTAGCTACTGTTGAAGTATATATAGACCCTACAGGATATGTTACAGCTAGAGCATTTGTTATAGCTGTAGTTATAGCAGAAGTAGTAAAAGCAGTTGTTGCTACTTGAGTAGTATTGCTACCAGCAGAAGCAGTTGGGGCTAATGGAGTACCTGTAAATGTAGGAGAAGTAGTATCTGCTTTACTAGCAATAGCTGTAGCAATAGCATTATATTCATCATCTATTTCACTACCCTTAATAATCTTAGCAGGATTACCTGTAAGTAAGGCATCCTTTGTATAGAAGTTTGTTGCTTTTACATAGTTTGCCATTATACCATCTTCCCTGTTTTCAAATATATTGTTAGTTGTTGTAAGCTAACTGGAGCACCTTCAATAGGAACTTCTACACCAAATTGTAATACTTTACCTGAACCACCTAAGTGCATAGTAATATCTTGAATAGCACTACCAGCAGTAAACTCACCTATATTGTATTCAGAGACATTATATTCAGATGTACCACCAATAAAGTCTTTTGTATAAGTTCTACTTGAGTATGCGTTTTGATAATCAAATCCATACTTAAAAATAACATCTTGAGTACCAGAAGCAATAATAACCATACTAGCTTTCTTTAAGAACTTAAGACTAAATGGTTCACCAGCATCTATGTTAGACGTATAGTATTCTAAACGATAAGTAGATGTATTATCTAAATATCCAAAGTATCTTCCAATACCTCCTGCCATACCTAGATATAAGTTCCTATCTCTAGTCTTACAAAGAGCTTTAGGAATAAAGCCTTCCCATGTTGTTACACGAGCAGCCCCATTATCTAATGATTGTCGTAAGTCAAAGTAAAACGATTGTTTGAGTGAGGGTAGTACTAAAAGATAGAAAGCATCTCTTTCAAAGTATACACTCTTAATCTCTGTTAATACTTCACCTGAAATATATGTAACTAAATCATCACGAATGTTAGCAGATAAGTCACGCATAGGCATGCTTTTCTCTTGTGTAACTCGATTAAAACTACGCAAACCACTATTAGATAAGAATATTAAATCTGTACCTGTTTGTTGTATAGTGTCACGAGCAACACATCCAACACCTGTAACTACATCAGCAAGAGTAAGATTAGTAGGATCATCAGGTGAATTATAAATTACAATGTTATTACGACAGAATATAATAAGATAATTATTATGTGAGGATATACCAACAAT